GTTCTAAACAATTAAAGTTATACATACCTCTCAAATAACCTTTTAGTTTGAACCTCAGAAAAACTATTTCCTCTGCTAGTTTTAAAACCGTTATTGTTTAATTGGCTTGTTATTGAGTAGAACGACACACCTGCTTTTTGTAACGCAACTATGAACGCTCCGGCTCTTTTATTATTCTGATTTGATAAGGCTTTAGTAGTTCTAGCTATAGAAGCCTTTTGTCTAGACTCATCAGTTAAATTCTCAGGTGAACCTAAAGATTTTACAACATTACCTGCTTTAGAGGTGTGTTGCTCACCTCTTTCTATCTTAGCCTTAATCTCCTGTAAAGCTGCTGACGTTCTTTCTGAGATACGCTCTAACTCTTCCTTAGCCATTGAGAACTTAAATTCCTTAATAAGCTGATTATCAAAAGGGGATGTAGATTCAATAAATGTTACACCTAAATCCTGTAGTTTACCCATCACCCTGTATCCACCTCTAGAGATACGTGAAAGGTTCTTTACAACAAGTGTAGCCTTAAGCTTAACACACATATCAATTGCTGCATCAAGGCTTTTTCTTGAGTTCTTAGCTCCTGACTCAACATCTGTAAACTCACCCACAAGTTCGCCATTGGCTTTGACAAATGTGCGAACACTTGTTTGTTGTGCGTTTAGACCTAATCCTGATTGACCTTGTTCCTCTGTTGACACTCTGTAGTAAGCTATAAATTGTTTTTTATCTTCCATCTTCTTATTTTTTATTAAATTTATCTGTACCAAACCAATATCTTTCTAAACCCTCCTCAAACTTCTTATGAGTTTCAAACTCACTTTGGAAGTACCACAAGTTACCATCCCATTGTATAACAGTAGTATTAGTATTCTCTACAGGTTTATTATTAAAAGACTCACGTTTACTTAAGCTCTTTAGAAGCTTTTTAAGAGCTTTTTTCTTTAAGGATAGTAATCTACCCTCAAACCAATATCCGGAGTCTTTCATACCTCCCGTATAGGTTGATAGACCATAATCAACACCTGCAGCAGGGTGAAACTTTGTAATCTTTTTTATTAGCTTAAATTTTTTCATATCTAGTAGTTGTTTATATAGAATAGGTCTGCATCGCAGAATCCTTTGTGAATATTATTTAATTGTTCTAGGGTTTTAATGTCTCTTACCCGAGTACTATTTACATCTGTTAGGTAGATGTAGTAGGTTGTTTCTTGACCAAGCTGTTCTCTTACACCTATTCTGTACATACCACAATGAGCGGGGTTTGGAGGACAGTAATAATCACAAGGATGCTCTGTGTAACCTAACATTATTAGGCTAGCGTGTGTGATTGGCACGCTTAGCATCTTTTTGTTAAAGGCGAATTTTTGGGTTATTTTAGCCATAAATCATTTGTATTAAATTAAATTCTTTTGCAAAGATAAGTAAAATATTTTACACTTAAGTTTTTATATATGTTAAAGACTTGTTAAATAATTTAACTAATTTTGATTGATTTAGCATTTTTAACTTCTACAGCTACCGGAAATACTATACTATAGAGAAAATCTATAGTAATAGGTTATACTATATCTTTTCTTCGTATTGAAAAAAACCTTACCTTTGTACCGGAGAGAAAGCAAAGGGGGAAAGGGGGTCAATAGTAGATAGACTTATAGTAGATATAACTACTAGTAGATTAAACTTCTTAAGTAATACTTTATATAGACATCTACTAGTAGATAATACTTCTTAAGTATCTAAACTATATAAATAATATATATTAAGATTTATTCTTTTGTGTTACTTTTCTTCTTTTTTTTTATTTAGCAATCAATCCCTGTTGCATAAGCTTCTTTAAACGTCCTGTTTGAGAAGCTTTTTTAGTTTATATATTGTTGGATAAATATTTGTTGTATAGATGTTGAATAAGAATAAGCCTTTTTAAGAGGTTCTTTTTATATGTGCCTATAAAGTATATAGATGTTGGATAAAACTTGCTTAAAAGGGGCTTAAATTAAGTTTTAGGAGGATTATATTGCTGTATAAAAGCCACAACACTATGAGGCAAAAAAAATTATAAAAAAATTTTTCAAGGGCTAGCCCTCTTAAGGGTCTATATAATAAACTCCGGCTCGGTTTCAAAAGGGAAAACCAAATTTTCTCGAAGGGGTGGGGTTTCCTATTTTACTTTTTCAGCCATACTTTTCAAAATTCTAGCTCCATAGACTGCAGCCTGCAGTGCACTACTAATATCTATCTCACTCAACATCAGTATGTTAACTTGCATCTCTCCTTCTTGTATAACTATGTACTAACATCTTTTAAATGTTCCTTTAAATAATGTTAGTAAGGTTAAGGTACATACAATGGCTGCACTATAGCAGCATACCTTCAACAAACATGCTCAGGAATCGCAGGTACAGATGCTATATAAGTAATGTTGTATAGTGTTGCTAGCTCAGGGCGTGCTCTTCATGCCATCATGGACTATGTGCACCTTATTAGCTATACTATAGATGCTCTCTATACAATTACACATGTTGTATAGTACTAAGCAATACATAGTAGCTATGCATAACATAGTAGCTCTGCATCCCTTGCTACCGCTACGAGTGTCCCATAGTCGAATGTAAACGGATAAAACTTGCTTACCTAAAATACACTTAACTCACTAACCTTCAACACATTAACCTTATCCGAATGTAATCGTTTAACCAATTCGGACATAATGTCATGCTTTTTAGCTCCATTGTCAGCTAACTATTCATCATTTCACCTGCTCCAACAAAAAACTTTCAAAAAACTTTCACTCTGTAGCCCTTGCTACCATTAGGCTTAAAAAATAATTTGAAAAAACTTTCATTTTTATTTGGTAGATATAAACCAATTGAGTAGGTTTACATCGTTGAAACAAATCAACATCGTTTTTTGACATACTGACAGACACCTTAGCATAGACACACAGTGTTTATGTGCTGAGCTAATCAACACAAGCTACAGAGCATCATCTTATATATCCTTTATAAGTAGCTCTACTTCCTTAAGCTAATTGACTAGTGACCCAAACGGACTGTTATTGAATAGCTTACTTGAAATAGCAAGCATCAACTAGTAGCTAGTTGTTTTCTTTTACCTTAGTTGGTAATACACTAAGATGTGATATCTTAATAGAGAAGTAGAAAATGTATTCTAGTAATGAGTTGACACTGAACTAAACAGTGTAGGGCATATACGTATGCAGCAGAGATAAAGGGAGAAAATAGACCTATGGGACATCACTTAGATGCACCTAGCTGAGAATGGTCTGAGAAGCTAAAATGGGCTAAATGGTTTATGCAAGTTCGATTCTTGCATAGCCCTCTAATTTAAACTTAACGTCATGAGAGACACATTATTTACAATCGTATTTGGAATTATTAACTTAGCAATCACTGTTATATTTGTAGTATTCTTAGGCTTATTCATCCAACAAATCACAGGTTTAACCTTCTAATAACAATAACATGAAATACTTTAAACTTACATTATCAGCATTACTACTAGCTTTACTAGTGACATTTTACTATACTATTACTAGTGCTGAGCATAGAGCACACAAAGAATTATACCTAGTACATGGTCAAATTTCTCTTATTGAATGTGACCAATGTGCAATTGAAATTAGTGAAATAGTACTATATACATTAAAAAAATATTAACATGGAAGCAACATTAGAGTATTACACAACAGAATTAAAAAGATTTAAGACTACATCTAGCAAGAAAGCATTCTTGACGAGAAGCATCAAAGATGATGAGAGCTACCTAGCTGATTTAGAACAATCATATAATGGAAGCGGATGGTTACATGGAGAGAGAGTTAGTAGAAGAGAGATACGTAACATTACTATTGAGATAGAGTTACTTAAGTCATTATATAAAAAAGTTTAACATTATGAGAACAATAACAATAAATTATTTATCATGAATAAGGCAGATTACAATTATTTAGCAAGTGAGATTAAGAAGGCAGAGGGTTATTTAAAATTCTTTGAAGGTGTAAAAGATGGTAACTATACCAATGAAATTAATTTTTGGAAAGGTTACTTAAATGCAGTTAACCTAGCTTGGTTACAGTCAAAAAACAATTATAAATTAGTTTAAATTATATATATTATGAGCACACAAAAGATTGAATTGAAAGGTGGTTACACCAATGATTATCTACCATTTGGTAGCTACAAGAATTACACATTGCTAGTAGCAATAGCTAATTACTCTACTAATGATGTATGCAACAGTAACGCTAGATTCTTTCTAGCTGAGGATATAACTGCAGAAGATAAGTTAAGAAGGCTTAGAGGTGAAGGTGGGTTTATGAGTGCAGTGTGCAAAGGAGATTTTGCTGAGGCATTTAAGAGAGCAGATGGCAGCAACAGAGCAGCGTTGATACAAGGTTTAACTAATAATGAAATAGAGCTATAGCCATGAAAAGATTATCACACTACAACAGAAGTAAGCTATCTCAGATAGATGATAGCTGCAATAAGGAATTTAGAAGAGCTATAGCTGCAAAGAAGGCAGCTCTTCGCTCAGATTTAGAGTATGAATTTAAAAGTAATAAAAGATGAGAGCAATTAGTATATCAACAGAGCAAGGCATTATCAATAAGATTAATGCAAAGGTAGATTTTACATATCCTAACGAGACATTAAGGTATCTAGTAGGTGTTATAAATCTCTATCAAGGAAGTAATCCTTCTCAGGAATATAAGAACATCTATGAGGATGTGTATAAGGCAGTTAAGGATGCAGGTGCACAAAGAACTATAGGCGGATGGTTAGACACAGAAACAAATAACTATGACGTTGATTTAGGATGTAGCTTTTCTGACCTAGATGTAGCATTAGATTGGGCTAGAGCATACAATCAGAAGGCTATCTATGATTCTGTAAAGGATAAGGTTATTTATGTAGATTACTACAAAGGTTAACTGATGAGTGTTAGATAGACGAAACCCCTAGCAATAGGGGTCTTAAACAAAATTTATATATTATGAAAACTACAGTAAAGATTAAGAAGGTGACAATCAAAGCAATTCGTGAACATTTTAATGAGCAAGGTTATACACCTAGGCATGATTTTGCAGGGTTAAAGTATGCAGCTAATAATCTAGCTAAGGAGCAAGGTATTGAGGATGCATGGGATGTGTTAATGCTAATCATTGAGAACAGAGCTATACCTTCAGAGTATACGCACTCATATGGTTTCCATACGAGAAATGGTAGGTATCTAATTGAAACTTTTAAAGAATATTATTATGAATATACAAGACGTTAATGTAGGGTATGTCTATAACCTAGACAGATATCTAATTACAAGATGTTACAATGGTGGAGTTAAGGATGTGTGCAAGGTGATAGTGATTGCCAAGAGCCCTAGCTCAGGTACAGTAACTGTTGAGGATATACATGGTAACACTAATATTGAGTATGCTAGGGATATATATCCATTAAGCAGATGGCAGATATTAATAATAAGCATTAAAATTTGGTTTTATGAGCACATTAGATTTAAAATATAAAACAATGAAAAAAGAAGAAATAGCACAATGGGTAATTGATAATAGATACTCTAAAAGTGAAAAAGAAAAAGTTAGTGATTTTGAAATGTACAATTTGTTGATTGAAAAAATTGAAGCATTGAGTATTTGTGAAGTTACTAAACCATTAAGTGATAGTTTGAAAATAGGAGATAATGTAATTTACAAGCCTAAAAAGAAAGCTAAAATTATTTTAGAATGTATAAATAATGTAGTAGAAATTCAATTCAATAGCGGTAGCTTATTTGTAGATAGAAATGAATTAGAGTTAGTACCAAAAAGCATTTAATTATGAAACTTTTAATAGGCTATAAGAATAGCAACGGTAAGTATAAGCAAGGAGAGTATAACTTTAATGACCAACGTCATTTTGATAATTGGTACAATAAGTTTATAAGCTATGGTAATAAGATAATAACACAAGAAGAAATACTATGAAAAATTTAAATTTTAAAAACTTAAGAAAGTACGAGAACAATCCTTTTCAGTCTATATTTAAAGACTTGAAATCAGGAAAACCTTTTAGATTTACAGCTTATTATCATGGGATAACTGTAGGTGAGGTTGTAAAGATATTCCATTCTGAGAAATACAGACTGTGGAGAGAGAATAATTA